TCTTAATACAAGGAGAGAAAATAAATGCCTACACAATTACAATTCAGAAGAGGTACAACAGCCCAAAATGGCTCGTTTACAGGGGCCGTGGGTGAATTATCGATTGATACCGATACTAAAAATATTCGTATTCACGACGGATCAAATGCAGGGGGAGCAGAGATGTTCCCAGCTGGACTTATAATAGCAGCTGGAACAACTACACTACCTCCAAACGGAGGCTGGAAAGCCTGCGACGGAAGTAATATTAGCAGAAGTGATTTTGCAAGATTATTTGCTATTATAGGAACTAGTTATGGAACTGGAGATGGAAGTGCGAACTTCACACTACCAGATCTAAGAGATAGAATACCTTTGGGAAAAGGTTCTAATAACAGTTCTTTAAATAACGCTCAGACAGGATCACCAGCGAATGGTACATTAACGTCTGCCGCTACCACCCCATCATTTTCCACAAGTGGTGCAGGAACAGCATCTATAGGTGGTAAAGATACATCTGGTAACATCTCAGTTATCAGTGGTGGTTCAGTAGGTTCTCACACGCATACGGTAACGTTACCAAGCATGGTAGTACAGTATATAATAAAAACATGAACGATACTCGAGAGTTGGATCAAATTCAACAGGAACTAGATCAACTTCAATCTCGCAGCAATCAGAATAAACAAACGATTTCTGCACACGAAGCCGTATGCCAAGAACGATATGAGCATATAGCTAAATCCCTCGAAAATATGCACGAAAAAATTAATAAACTAGAGTCACTAGCTACACAAGGTAGATCTTCTCTCCGTACCTTGTGGTATGCCGGTGCGATAGTAAGTGCTGGAGCTGCTTTTCTTTACACATTATCACAAATTTTTCCAAAATGAGCTTTTTTAAAGTACCTGTTAGCAGATTATGTTCTCGACTCCCCGTACCAGTCACATTTAATGAGGCTCAAAGTTCTATGGTAGATGGGTTAGAAAATCACAGGTTTTTTGTTACAATATCCGCTCGAAGAACAGGCAAGTCATATGCAGCAGCCATATTAGCATTTGCTAAGTTGTTAGAGCCTAGACAGCAGGTTATGGTTGTAGCACCCAACTTCTCCTTATCATCTATTATTTGGGATTATGTAACTGACTTAGTAAAGCAAATGGAAATTGAAGTTGACCGATTCAATCAAAAAGACAAAGTTGTAAAACTTATAAATGGTAGCACTTTTAGACTACTGTCTGCTAATAACAGAGACTCGTTAGTTGGTAGAGCAGCGAACTTACTTGTTGTTGACGAGGCTGCAATTATCCCCAATGATGAATATTTTACTCGTGATTTAAGACCAGCACTATCTACTTACAAAGACTCAAGATGTTTATGGATAAGCACTCCTAGAGGTAAAGGCAACTACTTATTTGATTATTACTCTAGAGGAGATGATCCAGAGTTTCCTGATTGGGGTTCAACTATACACACTTGGAGGTCAAATCCTTTATTATCTGAGAGTGACATTAATGAAGCTAGAAAAACTATTACTAGGGCTATGTATTTACAAGAGTATGAGTGTGAATGGACCACTACAGAAGATCAAATATATCAAGGCTTAGACGAGAAAAAACATGTCAATGATTATGTTGGAGATAGATTTTTAGAGGTCGTTGCAGGACTTGACGTTGGATATAGAGATGAGAACTGTTTTGTTGTTATTGGGTTTGATGGGGATAAATATTATATAATTGATGAGTATGTTTCAAGAGAATCTACGACTTCTGAATTAGCAGACATTGTAAAAGAAAAATTAGACTTTTGGAATATTGATACTATTTACATTGATAGTGCAGCTCAACAAACTAAAGCAGACTTTGCATATGATTATGACATTTATTGTGAAAATGCAATTAAATCTGTAAATGATGGTATCTCATCTTTACAAGCACTTATAGAACAAGATAGGATGTTATTTGACACTGAAGGAGGCATGCATTGTTTCTCTGCAATGAGTAGTTATAAATGGAATCCTAATACTGAGACTCCTAAGCCTGTTCACGACTGGTGTTCACACCCTTGTGATGCGATTAGGTATGCTATATACTCTCACCAAAAAATGAGTGCGATAAGTGTCTATGCCAATTAGGATAATTATTTTATGCTATAAAAGGTGGGGAAATGTAAATGCGATTGTAAAGGCTCTACATAAGTATTTTCCTATAACAGTAATTAATAATTTAGAAGGCCACACATATACTAATCCTGATGCTGAAGTTATAAATAATGACCTTAATAAGTTTTGCATGGAGCGTTGGTTAAAATGTTATAGTTACCCAGAGCCTTTTAAATTAATTTTAGATGATGATACGCTTATAAGTCCTAACACTATTAAAAATTGGTATAAAGAGGGTCATCATTTGACAGGTATTTTCGGGTATAAAGGTGTTAATGCTTGCAAAAATTATCATGAGTTAGAAAGATGCTTTAATAAAAGAACAGAGGTTGACTTTTTGGTAGGATGTGCTTTAATGATAAGACAAGAATCATTAAATAAAATTAAAAAGTATTTAATAAAGTCTGATTACCCCAAAAGAGGTGATGATATTTTAGTGAGTTATCTAATAAAGAAACATTGTAATACAAAGTTGTATACACAACCTGGAGAATATTTAAGTTTACCTGAACATAATGTCGGATTAAATTTAGCAAAAGAACATTTTTCCTTAAGATGGCAGGTTGTAGAAAAGTTCAAAAAATTGGGTTGGACATAGGTTGTAGAATTGATTTATTATGAACACATTAAAAAGATTTCCAATAAAATATATTAGAGATTTTATTAAAAAAGATTATAAACTTAAAGATGAATGTTATATCTGTGGAGAGTCTAATAAACTTGAATTACATCATTTATTTAGCGTAAGTGAGCTTTTTAGTAAATGGTGTATTACTAAAAAAATTAGTAATATTGAATCAGTTGATTTAATAAAAGAACTAAGAGTAGACTTTGCACATGATGAAGCAGACAAACTTTCTAATGTAAACTTGTATACCTTGTGTAAGACACATCATTTAAGATTACATACTATTTACGGACAAACATACGCAAATCATTTGGTTCCAAAAATAAAAAACTGGATACAAGTTCAAAGGGAAAAATATGGCAGAAACTAAAGCAACATCTACATTTAGGGAATGGTTAGCTGAAAAGTTAAATCCTGCACAACCCTCTATAGCTGCCCTTGAACCCTATGCATCTCCTGAGACTATTGTTGATTTTGAGCAAGCCTACCGAGAGGTAGAAATTGTTAATAGATCTGTTGAGATGTGTATAAATGCCCTTACAGAAATTCCTTTAATTGTTGAGGGAGGCACTCCTTCAAAAAAGGTTAATAAGTTACTAAACTCTCGCCCAAACCCTTTTGAGGACAGAGCAAGATTATTTAGAAGAGCTTTTTTAGACTATTTTTTAGATGGTAACGTCTTCTTTTATTACGACGGTAGTGATATATTCTTACTCCCAGCTAATGACGTAGAGGTAGTTCCAGATCAAAACACTTTTGTAAGACAATATAATTATCTTATAAGTAATCAACAGTCACAAGATTTTTATGGGTTTAACAAGCAAACCAGAAAAAGTGAGTCTATTGTATTTGAACCTAACGAGATCATTCATGTTATGAATGAAAATGAATTAAGCATTTTCCGTGGAACAAGTAAACTAAAAGCAACACAAAGATTATTAGAAGTTTATTATTATCTTATAAACTTTCAAAGACAATTTTTTAAGAACAACGCGATACCTGGATTCGTACTGACTACAGACAATATTTTAAGTAAAAGGGTAAAAGAACGCCTTTTAGAGAGCTGGAGAAATTCATACACAACTATTTTTGACAACGCCCGAAATCCTGCTATACTGGATGGAGGATTAAAGATAGATCAATTCTCCAATGTGAAATTTGACGAGTTAGACTTTGAAAACAGTGTTGAAAGAATCCAACAAGATATCGCTAAAGCAATCGGTGTTCCTTACGTTTTATTGAAGTCTGGCAACAACGCAAATATTGATGCTAATCAAAAACTATTTTATCAGCATACAATATTACCAATACTTAACCAGTTTTGTAGCGCGTTCAAGCACTTTTTCAATGGTGGCGTAGAAATAAGACCTGACAAAATGACTATCCCAGCTCTAAGACCAGAGATGAGAACAGAAGCAACTTATTATGCTACACTAGTCAATACAGGTATTATGACACCTAATGAAGCTAGAAAAGGATTGAGGTTACCTAAGATCGAAGCACAAGATGAGATTAGGGTACCACAAAATGTTACAGGTAGCGCAACAGACGCTACTCAAGGGGGCAGACCTCCACAAGAGTCTGAAAATTCAAACGAAGAGGAAACAGCAGATGAGCGATAAAAAGTTTTACTTAAACAGCTCTTTTGAAGCCAAAACTTTAAATAAGAAAAGCAAGGCTTTAAAGATAGCTGGATACGCTAACACCACAGCCAAAGATAGAGCAGGTGATGTAATCACTGCAACAGCTTGGGCAAAAGGTGTTGATAACTTTAGACGCAATCCTGTACTTCTTTATCAACATAAGCATGATTGTCCTATTGGGAGAGTTAATGCTATCAAGGTTGATAAAAAAGGTATTTTTGTTGAGGCTTCAGTAAGCGAGGCTGCTGAAAAAACCCAAGGAGTGCAAACACTTATCAAAGATGGTGCGTTAAAAAGTTTCAGTGTTGGATTTAGAGTTAAAGATGGAAACTATGATAGGGAGGCTGATACAATGACAATCACAGATGTCGAACTTCTAGAAGTTAGTGTTGTGAGTGTTCCATGTAATCAAGATTCTCTATTTAGTCTATCAAAAAGTTTTGAATCCGATAGCGAGAGAAAAAATTTCTTAAATCAATTTACTGACAAAGAAGAAACCAAAGCCCACATCAAAGCTGGTATTACTGATATGTCTTCAGGACATTATCATACACTAGAGGTTGATGAAAACGGTGATGGTGTAACAACATATGCTTCACATAATGAAAATCACTTTCATCTTGTAAAGTCTTATGTAATACAAGAAGCTGAAGGTCATTCTCATGAAATTTCAATGAGTGCTGTAGCAGTTCACGAAGCTGCTATGGAAGATGATGCTGATGCAACTGTCAGTGAAAGACCTCTAAGTCCTAGTGAAATGACTGCTACTGGCGATAAAGAAGTAACAGAAGAAGAAACTAAGACTGAAGAGACAGCTACTGAGGAAGTCAAGACTGAGGAAGTTAAGACCGAGGAAGTAAAAGCTGAAGAAATACAAGATTCTGAAGAAGTTGAAAAAGAAGAGGAAGAGTTTGAGACAGTTGATCCAAACGAGCCAATTCCAATGATTAATCTACTTTCAGATAATGGCGATGATGTTCAAAATGGTGCATTAGTTGAACTCAACGATAAAACCTACAAAGTCGTCAAAGTTGCAACTGACCAATCGCCAACTTTTAAATTTTTAGAGGTTGACGCAGAAGGTAATAGTTGTGATAATACGTTAGATGTTGACGTTAAAGACATTAAAAATATAGACAGTGAAGAAAAAATGAGCGAAACCTCTCAGCTTCACAAAGATTCCGACAAGGAGGAAACCAAAATGGCAAATCAGGAAATCGATACTCCGATAGATCTTACTCAAGCATCTCAAAAGGCTGCTAAAGAGATCTCAAATGCTGAAGCAGAAAAGACTGTACAAGCCGATACAGCCCCTGTAGAAGAAAAACAGGTTGCTCCAGCCAAGGTTGAAGTGTCTGAACCCGAAGTTGCAAAACTAGTCGAGAAAACTGGTGAAGCAATCATTAAAGAGGCAGACGCTAAAGACAAAACTCAATCAGAATATACACCTAAAGAATCAGGTGAGGTTGATGAGTTAAAGGCACAAATAGCTACATTTAAGGATCAAATCAAGTCCTTAACTGATTCCAAAATGAAATATCAAGAGGCAAGCCGCAATCAGTCTCAATATTCTGAGAAAGATATGGCAAACGCATATTTACTTGCAAAATGCATGAATAAGCGTGATGTTTTTGATACAAAGATGGGTTCAAAAATGAAAGCTATTACATCCGTTGATCAGTTTTTATCAAACTTTTCATCAAATATCTATACAGAGATGGAACAGCAATTAGTAATTGCACCAATGTTTGAGAGAATCTCAGTGGATGCAAGAAACTTTAGAGTACCAGTCGCTGACGAAGATACAGATGGTGATGTTGCACAGTTTAAGTCTGGCACATTTGCTACAGGTATCGCAGATGCTACTAACGTACCAACCACTAATCAAAATACTATCTCAGCTGTGACTTTCACACCACATAAGTTCATGGCTACAACTCACTTAGCTAAAGACGAAGAAGAAGATACAGTATTACCATTACTAGACTTCTTAAGAGCTGCTGCTACTAGACGTCTTGCAAGAGCTATTGATAAGTCAATCCTAAGAGGTACAGGCGCATTATCAGGATTTACAGCAAGTCCAACAAATGCAATTTCAGCTGGTACAGGTTTTGCATCAGTAATTGAAGGCTTAACCAACTTAGCATCTGACGCATCATTATCAGTTGCAACAGGTGGAGCAAACGATAAAGTTGACCCATCAGACATCGCAGGCGCTAGAACTTCTCTAGGCAAGTATGGTCTACAATTAGGTGATCAGTTAGTATACTTAACAACTATTGAAGGATACAATAGTTTAGTACAAACATCAGACTTTAGAACAGTTGACAAGTTCGGTCCAAACGCAACTTACCTAACAGGTTCAGTCGGTGCTGTGTATGGTATACCAATACAGATTACTGAGTTCTTAGACAACGTAGGATCATCAGGTAACCACATTGGATTGCTAATGTATAAGCCTGGATTCTTAATTGCCGAAAGAAGAGGTATGGAGATTGAGAGCGAGTATGAACCAAGACAGCAGGTCACTGCAATGTACATGAGTACACGTTTTGATTTCAGACCTCTAACTACTAACTCCAATAACGCATTGGATAGTACAAAGTACCCATATGCAGTAGTAGTAGACGCTGGTTAATAGCTAGTAAAAGACACTACTATCGTACACAGGGGGAGGTGGGTAACCTCCCCCATTTTTATTTTAAGGGAGAATAAGAGATGGCTACAATTGCTACAGAAATTAAAGACATGAAATCCTGGGATGAAGCCGAATATTGGCTCACTACACACGGTTGGGGGCCTGAGCTTATCGCACAACAAAAAGAAGCTTGGGATGCCGCTGCAGCTCCTGCTCCAGCGCCTAAGCCTGCACCCGTAGCTGCCCCAGCAGTTAAAGCAGAAGTTAAAAAATCCACTAAAAAAGTTAATATCAAGAAATAGGGGATTGAAAAATGGACAGACATGAAGAGGGGCTTGGGCGTTACCCTTACGTAACCCTGCCACAAGTAAAAAGTTATTTAAGTATAAATAGTGATACACACGATGGAACTTTAGCTAATATAATCAATTATGCTACTGGAGTTGTTGAGCATTATATAGGTCAGCAAGTTTTAGCTAATGATTATGTTGAGGTTTTTGATGGAGGTAAATCAAGTGTATTTTTAAGCAGACTTCCTCTCAGCAATGTTTATGAGGTCACAGAGTTTGATGGCATAGAGCACCAAACTCTTGATGACCCAGCAACTAATGGTATGCCAAACGTACAAGACACAGATGAGCTTTCCTTGACATTTAATAATGACGCACACTTAAATTCAAGAGTAAAACGTTTCGGTAAATCAAGTTTAGAAGTTGCAGCCGCAGATTTTGTAGAAAGCGCTACAGTGCCTGATCAATTAAAATTTGAAGAAGGTGATTTTACAGTTGAGATGTTTATTAGAGTTAATGGCACGAGTTTGCCAGAACAAGAAATATTTTCAATTAACACCGATGCGACAAATTCTTTAAAATTTTCTGCGAACGGAACAAGTGGTTTAAAAATTGAAGGTACAGTGAGTGGAAGCACTACCACTGTAAAAGGTGCTAATACAGATATTCAAACACAACAGTTTGGAAGAAGAGAGTTTGCTCACGTAGCTGCCTCATTCAATAGTGTTAGCCAAAAAATGTTTTTGTATTACAACGGTAATAACATAGTTACAACAGCAGGTGATTCTTTTGCTGTAAACAATAACACTTTTACCACAAATGTAATTTTTGGAAGAAACTTTGCAGGATATATAGATGAGGTTAGAATAAGTCAAGCACATAGATATAGTGCTGAATTTACACCACCTACTCAACGATTCCGACCAGACGAGAGCACTGTTACGCTAATTCACTTTGATGGAAAAAATGATGCTACAGAGGCAAAAGATGTTCATGCTGCAATCAACCAATATAGTTTTTCAAGAGATAGCGGAGAAGTAACCAGAGATACTGGAGATTTAGGTATCACTGGTAACTACCCCACAACAACAAGATCATACCCAGCACTTACATTAGGAGGCCCACCAAAGTTTCAACCTTATCCTAGTGCTGTAAAAGTCAGTTATAGGGCAGGCTATGAAAGTGCAGAAGTGCCTTATGATTTACAGGTTGCTACACTTGACATGATTAAACTTTTCCATAAACAAGATCAAGAGAAAAAAGGATTTTCATTTGAAGGCGAACGAGGGGATAAGTTCGCACTTGCAGGTAATTTTCCCCCACACATCAGACGTATTTTAGATTTGTATAGGATAGTCTAATGGCTACAAACCAGTTTGGAGTCAGACTTTTTACTACGACAGAAACTCCTGATATTAAAAAAACTGCTATCAACAAATCAAGTTTAGCAGCTGTGCTAGCAGCTGCTCAATCATTCCAAGCCGCACAAGGTAAAACATCAGGTAGTGCAGCAGCGAAAAAATTTGCAAGTCCATTATCAAAACTTGGTGGAAAGTTTTTTTCAGCGGCTGAGGATGCCATCACACGAACATTAGGTGGAGGCAGAGGTAGAAAAATAGAAGAGGGCACTGGAGGATTTTTTCCAGACGTGTTCTATCTCGATGATCAGGGTGAGTTACAACTTGAAGAAATTAAGCAAATTATTGCAAGAGGTGAGATATCTCCGACAGGTCAGCTAACTATTACAAGGGCAAGTGATATTGGATTAGCTGGTGGTTCTGGTGTTAGAGTTAGGGAGGGCGTTAAAACTCTTGTTAAGGGTTATAGGTTTGATAAGGCCACTGGGAAACCAGTGCCTGAAACAGAAGATGTTGAAACGACTTCTTTTTTTCAATTTTTAAAAAGTGTTAAACCATTAAGAGGTGCAGCAAAACAACAAGCAATAATCGACAGACTTAGAAATCCAGGGACAGATAAAGCAGCCCTTTTTTATAGAAGAAGTTTAGAAGCAAAAGCAAGTGTCATAAATATACCTGTTATCGTAGGTGACAAAATATTTAAAAGACAAATTAAGTTTA